TACCACCTATAGCTGTATTTAATATTCCTGTGGTATTGGTAGTTAAAGTATTAAAACCAAATGCAGAGTTGTTATTTGCTGTTGTGTTTGCATCTAAGGCAAAAGCACCTACTGCGGTATTCTGTGTGCCTGTGGTGTTTGCTGTTAAAGCATCCTTACCAACTGCGGTATTGTTACTTGCTGTGGTGTTTGCTCTAAGTGCATCTTTGCCCATAGCTGTATTTTCTGAGCCTGTGGTGGTCAGATATAAAGCATTTACACCTACAGCTACGTTATTAGCGGCTGTGGTATTAGTTGCTAAAGCATTTAAACCGACAGCAACAAGAGTATCACCTGTGGTGTTTGCTTTTAAAGCATCGCGACCCACTGCTGTATTGTTACTTGCGGTGGTGTTTGCACCTAAAGCATCGCGACCCACTGCTGTATTGTTAGTACCTGTGGTAATAGCATCACCTGCAAGGCCACCGATGAGGGTGTTAGCTGCGCCTGTGGTTACTGCCGTTCCTGCGTTGTAACCCACAGCTACGTTGTAAGAATCTGCTCCTGCGTTTTGAGTCGCTAAGGCAGACGCTCCAATTGCCACGCTGTTAGCATGAGTATCTTCTGTTTTAAGAGCCTCCCACCCAATAGCAACATTACTGTCACCAGTAGTAAGCGCAGTACCTGCGTTTTTACCAATTAAAACATTACGAATACCGCCGCTTGCAATGCTGTTACCTGCGTTTTCACCAAAGCGAACGTTATCTGTTCCTGCTGAAGCCGTGGTTAAATCAGACCCTGTTGCTATAATTGCAGTTGTTCCTGCAACTGTTAAATTACCCGTAACAGTGACATCGCTGTTAAAAGTAGCCGCACCTGCCGCTGACATATCAAGGGTAAGGGCTGTGATTACACTACCACCATCGTTTCCTTTGAACTTTATGTCATAATCTTGCTGGGAAGAGGCAATGTTTAGATCGCCATTTTCAAGACCTAACCTACCCATAGCTGTTCCACCGTCTCTCAGGTTTATATCAGCACCATCTGCATCAAGGTTAATGTCTCCTGCAACGTCTAGCGTAAAGTCTCCAGAACTTAAAGCCAGAGTAGTCCCATTAAGTAAAAAGTTATCTACTGCAAGAGAGCCAAATATTCCCGCCGCTCCGTTAACATTGCCCATATTTACAAGATTACGACCACTATCAATAACGGCTGTGCCACCTACATTGTAACTACCGCCTGTAATTAACGCTGTAGTTGTTACACCCGCATTAAACGTAGCCGCACCTGCCGCTGACATATCAAGTGCAAGGGCTGTGATGGTTGAACCACCATCGTTGCCTACAAACTGAATATCGCTGTTTGAAACAGGTGAGTATATTTGAACAACAGCAGATTCGTTAGAAAGTACAAGCCATTCAGTTCCACCATCTTTTAGACGAGTTTGCCCACCGTCAGCATCAAGGATAATATCTCCACCAGAGTCAATAGTTATGTCTGAAGGAACTGTTATAAGTAGCGTCTGATTACTACCTGCTTCGATATATGACTGAGCTTGAGAACTACCAAATTCTAGTCCAAAACCTGCGCTTTGATGAAACTCTGCAATTTTTCCAGAGGCATCTGGTCTTCTTACATCTAAAGTTGCTGATGGTGCGGTAGCGCCGTTGCCAATACCAACAGAGTTTGCACTAACATCTACAAATAAAGTACCACTATCAAAGTTTGCATCACCTGCAACAGCAAGCGTTGAAGCCATATCGACAGCGCCATCAATGTCCACAACGTCAAGATTAGTTGTGCCATCTACGTCTAGGTCGCCATTAAAATCTACATTACCTGCGACAGCTAAAGTTGTAGCCATGTCCACAGCACCATCAATGTCTACTACATCGAGGTTGGTTGTACCGTCTACGTCTATGTTGCCGCTAATATCTAAACTAGCCGCAATAATCTCACCGCTTGCGTTAATAGCTCCGTTGATATCAATTGTAGTCGCAGCTATTTGAATCTCTGTGTCTGCAACAATATCTAGCTGACCATCAGCACTAGAGTTTATATAGATTGCAGCATCACGGAACTGGACTTTATCTGTAGTAGTAAGCTCTACGTTTGTACCACTAGTAGTATTACCCAGTGCTAGTACTTCACCAAAGGTATCTACAGTATCTTGCTGTGCATCTACATAGGCTTTAATAGACTGTTGAGTTGCTAAAGCTGTAGCACTATTAGAAGACATGTTATCTTCATCTAAAATGTTTGTTACAGTTACAGAACCTGTACCTGATATAGCGTCAAATTCTATTGTACCGTCTACATCTAAGTCACCGTTAAAGTCTACATTACCTTCAACAGCAAGTGTTGTAGCCATGTTAACAGCACCATCAATGTCAACGACATCTAGATTAGTAGTGCCGTCTACGTCTAAGTCACCATTAAAGTCTACGGCTCCTGCGACAGTCAAAGTTGTAGCTATGTCTACAGCGCCATCAATGTCAACGACATCTAGGTTAGTAGTACCATCTACGTCTATGTCTCCTGAGATGTCTAGGCTTGTACCTGTTAATACACCTGCAACAGTAAGCGTTGTAGCCATGTTAACAGCACCGTCAATGTCTACTACATCTAGGTTTGTGGTTCCGTCTACGTCTAAGTCACCGTCAAAGTCTACGTTACCTGTAACTATTAACGTAGTTGCCATGTTCACAGCACCATCAATGTCAACGACATCTAGGTTAGTAGTACCGTCTACATCTACGTTACCGGAGATATCAAGGCTTGTGCCTGTTAATACACCTGTAACAGTAAGCGTAGAGGCCATATCTACAGCACCATCAATGTCAACGACATCTAGATTAGTAACACCATCAATATCAACGTTGCCAGATATGTCTAAGCTTGTACCTGTTAATACACCTGTAACACCTAGTGTACCTGCTACGGTTGCATTTACATCTACAGTTAGTGTATCTATATGAGCAGTACCATCTAAATAAAGGTCACGCCACTCTTGTCCAGAGCTTCCAAGGTCAAAAGCACTATCAGCATTAGGAATAATATTACTGTTTACATCAGCACCAAATACAACATTATCGCTTGCAGCATCACCTAAAGTAAGAGTACCGCCGTTGAATGTTGTAGTACCTGTAACAACAAGAGTTCCACCAACAGTAGTATTACCTGTAATAGCTAATGTACCACCGACAGTTGTGTTTCCAGTAACACCTAGTGTACCTGCAATCGTGGCATTAGCATCTACATCTAGTGTATCTATATGAGCAGTGCCATCAAGAAATAAGTCTTTAAACTCTAGTGAGCTAGTACCTAAGTCAATATCTGAATCAGTAACAGGAACAATAGCTCCATCTTGAATACGTATCTGTTCAACTGCTGAACCACTGACCTCAACAAAAAAGCCCCAACGGTTGTTACTGCTGTCAACTAAAATCTTATTTTTAAAGTCTTGGTCACCGATAACTTCAATGTTACCGCCTTCTCCTGCCCCACCATCATGTTGGTGTCCTGTTGTACCGCTACTGGCATAAGCAAAGGCTGAAACTATTTTATTAAATTCAGTGTTAAAAAGAGCCGCTGTGATTGTGTCCCCATCAGCAAAAATACTCTGCCTAGTATAACTCGTACCTGCCATTTTTTATCTCCCTGTCGATGGCATATAATCAATATACATACCGTTTACTGAAAAAGGTGGGTTCTTATCGTCGGTGCGGATTCTAAAACTTACTGAGTATCCACCGCCTTGAACCGCTTGTCGAACTAGAGGATCGTTAGATGCCCCGAAAATAGTGTTGCTAAATTTTGATGTTCCAAAAATAGCGGGTGTCGGTACTGTTGTCATTGTATAGTCTAGCGGTTGAGGGACAGCATCGTCCTCATAGTCGTAGCGTACTCTCAATACTGGCTGAGCTATACCTTCGGGACTAAAAGAAAGCTTAACGTAACGCATGTTCTTACGTGTTCCAAAGTCTCCAAAGTCATAGTTAGGTGTTTTATAGGTTGCGCGTATATCGGCTTCAACATTTAAGTGTAAAAAAGAATTACCGACATCATGAGTATAAATATAACCTTCGCTATCTCCGTGAAATGTTTTTTCTGTTCCGTCTGAACTAAACCCCGAAGTAACTGCTCTTGCTTGTATTCCAAATGTTTCCGACCATGCAAAGCCGTTAGAAGTTAAAGAACCTATAATGCCTTTTGATTCTTTTGCGGCTTGTGTTAGCGTAGTATAAAATAGCCTGTACTGTGATTTCTGACGCAATACAACGCTGTCTACAATTAGATTTGAAATATCACCTGCAACAGTCTCTACAATACTCTGTATCTGACGGCTGACTGAGCCTAACTCAACGTCACCAATACGTTCTGTACCTGCAATTGTCCGTACACCGTCAGGGCTTAAAAATACTAGGTCACCTGAAACTTCTTGAATAGTGTGATTGTCTAGGCAACCTACGTTCTTAGTTATAGGCTGAACTGCAATAGTGCTGGAATTATTAATATTTGTAAGTTTATAGATACTGTTTTTACAAAATATTACAAGATCAGAACGGAAGCCACGTATACCAATTACCTTGTCGTCTAGTTTAACACTGCCTGATCCACTGCTTGAAAAACTGACGATATCATCAGTACCGCTATAAAAAATCGTGTTAGGATTATCGGTGTCTCCTGCAACTACTAGGTGTCTATCGTGTACTGTGCAAGTAGTTGGGCTAACAGTACCAGACACTGTTATTTCTTTAGCAAAGTATGTTCTATTGCTAAGAGCACCAGTGCCTGTCATTTTAAAATAGAAAGGCTTGTTGTTAGAAGACTCATCAACGACTACAAGTTCGCCGTATGTAGTATCTCCTTCATAGACAGTAAAGTTACACTGGCCCTGTGAAGTCCTAGCTAAAGCTGAACGACCTGTAAAGGCTGTGTAGTTGTCTCCACCACTTGCAACACTTGCTTTGTTTATCTGAAGCCAAGTTGTTCCCTCTAAAGTGAAGTAGATGTTTGTACTTGAACAGGCTATTAAACCATCAGCATAGACAAACAAGCCTAAAATAGGGTTATCGCCATCAGGATTATTAGCTCCAAATCTTGCAAAGCCATTAATCCTACGATAGCCACCATCAGTATCAACCTCAAAGTTCTCTAGGCTGGTAGCTAATCCGGGCTGTGCTAACATTTCAAATTGATTTAAGTTGGTATTTAAACCACCTTTGCACGACAAACCAAAAGGTTGAGAACCCGGCATATTAAACGAATCTCATTCTGTCGTCTTTCATATAAACTGGAGTAGGCCCCATTAATACTAGTTTCATGTTCTTTAAGCCTTTCTTATAATCGTCATTTGAAAACGCAGCACCTTGAGAATTGTCTTTAAACTGATGTACATAGTAACGCGACCTGTTTAAAAGAACAGATGAGTACGAGTCAGGGAATACTAAAACATCTGAGTATGCTGAAAGGGCTGTTGGTTGTACATAGGCATAGAACCAGATTCTATATACTTTATCAGGAATAGGACTTAAGCCAAACTTACGACTGTCCGGGCTACGTATTACGCGAGAAGGAACGCCGTACTGTTGAGTATCTGAAGCATCTTGGTTCTGAGAAACCCTAAAGAAATCTTTCCACTCTTCAATAGTTGTAAATTTTATGTTACGGATAGTGTGCGGAGCCGATTCACCAGTAACGCCAACAGTTGTTAAAAGAAAATGATCCCAATCTATGTAACTATAATCTGTAGTAATAGAAGAACTTGCAGGTTTTAACTCATACCAACGAGTACCCGCAACTGTTTCTACATACGCATTACCATACATAAGGTCTGTAGCACCGCTTTCATCAGCAGCTAGAAAAGGCCACTGCGGTTCTTCATTAACGATATCAAAATATGCTCTATTAATAACATCTTTTACGTGCGTCTGTATTCCTACGGAACTAGAAAAAGAAGAACTTGTAAGCTCAACTTCATTTATTTCCCGTAAGATTTCATTAGCTAAAGTTAGAAAAGTTATTGCCATTATTTACTTCCCTGTTTTTGCCCTAGATTTCTTAGATAAGTCTTTCTTATGGAATAACTTCACGCTTGTTTTACCGTGTGTTTTTCCTGTGTGCAAAGAACCGTCAGGCATCTTATGAGTATTACCTTTGTACTCAGTACCATCCTTTTTAAAGTGCGGTACACCTTTCACTTAGAAGAGACGCTGTTGTTCCTACCTGCTTTGGCAGAACACATTTCTTCCATTGCAGAAATACTAGCGTTACCTTTAGACATCATCATACCGCCTTTCATTTTAGGAGTACGCATCTGCTCATCCATCATACTTT